CCCAGTGAATTTAAAACACTCCCAGAGGTGCCGGGCGTGCTTGGGCCCCGATAAAGCAGAGAACTCGTCGATCGTGTATTCGTCACCCATGGACCTGTTACATTTTCCACAGATGGGCCTCAAGTTGTTAATGTCAGTAGCTCCTCCTTTGGATTCTGGTTGGTTATGGCCACACTCAAACTGGAAAGGCGTCATGACGTTTTCACACCACGTCACGAGGCATTTGTGTTTAAAGAGCCTGTCCCCGCACCACAGGAGCCATACCTGCTCTCTCAACGCACCTGGAATTTTAGCCTTCATAATTTAGTAATAAATACAAACTTTAAGCCTTGGAAAAACACATGAGGATCCGGCCAAAGAACGACTTGGGTACCGGTGGTGGCGGCTCCTCAAGATCAAGGGCGGTGAGCTTCTCATGAAACTCCTGATTCTCACCCTGGCCAGAGATTGATGATTTTCCATTCTTAATTGCATCAACCTCGAGGCGTGACAGCGTCACGGACCCGAGCCGGAAGTCCTCGAACGCCTCACACGTCACGGGTACAATAGGCTTGATGAGATCGTAGACTTGCTTCGCGAGATCCCGAATCTCCTTTTGGGCGTGGTCATCGATACGGAGTTGGAGAAAGTGAAGAAGGTTATGAAGATCAATTTTCCAGTAAAATTCGGTAAAGGTACATTGAGGCAAGTGCGCCCGGGCCAGTTCACGGGAGACGCCCTTCTTGATGAGCTCATCGTAGGTGTGGAAAGCCAGATCGCACGAAGCCTTCTGCTTGAGGAGGAGGTTAGAGCCCCCATCACCGAGAGCCTCCTCTCCACCCTGTCCGCGGGCCGTAGCCTGTTTACGGAGCTCCTCCGGCAAGAAGAAGCCAGTGTCGACGATGGAGTAACGGGCCGACATCTCGTTCACACTGGCCATCCGGTGACGGAGCCACTGACGCGCCACGTAGATTGGCGCCTTGATATGAAACTTGAATTCAACCATCTCAAACGGCGTCGTGTGCTTGTGACGCATGAGATAGCGGATCAGAGCCCGGTCATTACTGACGGACTTGGTGCCGGCTCCGTAGGAAACACGGGCAGCCTGTACGATTGCGGCGTCACCCTCAAACACGCCACGGGGCATGGAGTCTACGAGGCGGACAGCCATTTTAACTTTCTAAAGGCCCGAGTCTTTATAACTTTGACCAATAACGCGCCTGAGGTATAGAGTACCCATTTTTCAATAAACGTTTGAATTTTCTTTCAATGTTATTGGCTCTTTTGGCCGCCGGACTAAGGCTTTTCTTTTTCGGAGTTTTTTTACGATCAATTAATGATCGAATTGTTTTGAACATTTATAGTAGTGTATTTTTTCAATCGGAGCTAGACGATTGAAAAAAACGCTCCCGATGAGAATCGAACTCACAATCTACAGGTTAACAGCAACGTCGAATTCTGACGCCTTAACCAGTTAGGCCACAGGAGCCTGATGAACCTTTTAACGACGTGCTCGGGTCGGTCTGACTTGGGTGATTCGAACACCCGATCTGTGGAGCTACAATCCATCGCGTTACCACTACGCCAAAGTCAGAAGAACCTTTTAGCGACTTGTTCAGGTCGAGGGAAACGAGTTTCCCGGCGAACGCATAGCGTTCTGCTTCCACTGAGGATCGATCTCAGGACCTCCCGCTTACTAAACGGACGCACTACCGCTGTGCTATAGAAGCTTTTTAGGTTCCAGCGTGAATCGAACACGCATCTACAGAGTCAGAGTCTGTTGTACTAAACCGTTATACTATGGAACCACGAGTCCCTCGTGACCCTGACGTGTGTCGATCACGTTGCCTTCAGATCTTCAGTCTGACGCTCTTCCAGATGAGCTACAAGGTCGGGTATGTTATTACACAGCAAACAAATTTCACAGATTTAACGCACCCTGCCCACGCCGGGATTTGAACCCGGGTTTCACCGGTGAAAGCGGTGTGTCCTGACCGACTAGACTACGTGGGCGTTGACCTGCGCACACCGGGAATCGAACCCGGCCTTGAACCTTGGAAGGGTTCTGTACTAACCACTATACTATGTGCGCTGCCCACGCCGGGATTTGAACCCGGGTTTCACCGGTGAGAGCGGTGTGTCCTACCTACTAGACTACGTGGGCGCTGAGCCATTTGATGAGGTGCTTGCCCCCGTCAGTACACATATTTAACGCACCCGGCTAGTTCATAGTAAAAATCTTCTTCACCCCCTCCATCCTGACGCGGCACCCTGGGCACTGCACCTTATTGGTCGTCCTCGTAAAACACGCGTCACAAATCACGTGGCCACAGGGTTCAATGAACAAGTCAACAAGTCTATCCATACACACAAAACAAGTGAACTTTCCGTACCTTTCAGCTCCCGTGTCCATCAGCACCTTCTTCATCGCCTCCATCTTACCCTTGAGTTCCCCACATTGTTGAGTCAGGGTAGAGATCCCTTCTTCGGACTCGTGCTTTGATAATATATCCTCGAGCTTTTCCTTTAAGTCCGGCGAGTTGACGTTATCTATCATCATTCGAAGAACGTTCATCTCTTCTTGCTTTTCGTTCAGTGACGCGAGGTTCACAGTAACCTGCGCCCTAATCTTTGCGAATTCCATCTTGAATTTGTGTAGCTCCTCTCCAAACTCTGCCCATGTCGGTCCCAGGTCACAGGGGATGGCCTGAACAGGCTCTGGAGGAGGGACCAAGACCGTCTCTAAGAGGCTCCGGGCATCCAGGTAGGCGAAGTTCATGATGTACTAAATAAAAATGTCCTTAACTATTAAATGTTGGCACCTGGCCTGATATTCGCCGTGGCGGTCGCGCTCATCCTGTTCGGTCTCCAGTCGTTCCTGACAGCCTACAGACGCAAGTTTGCCAACGAGATGATCAAGGCGGCGGCCCTGATGGTCATGGGTCTTTTCCTGATGTACTTCTGGAGCACCATCAGCGCACCTTTGGGCGCGTACAACACCAAGCCGCTCGGTTATTAGGCGCGTCACCGACGAGAGCCTTGGCCTCAGGACACTCTTCACCGATCCACTTCAGGACAATTTTGGAATCCTCATCGGACAGGCCACTGAGTTTGATTTCCTCCACAGCGCGAGTAAAAGCCCGAAACTTGATGGCGTTAAACACGCGCTTCAAGGTGATGGCTCTGGTCGCGTCGAGAATCGCCTCTATGCTCGCACCTGGCATCAGGGCGGTCACCGCCTTGACGAGCGCTCCATCGACGATCTCAATCCGCCCAACCAGTTCGTCCATTTATTTTATAATGTTTTATAATAATAAATGGCCGTTGACGCTTATACCATTTTCCTCGGCCTTTTCGTGCTCCTGTTCCTCGGCCTGGGAGTTTCCAACTTTGTCGAGACGAAGAACGAGCAGGACCAGACGATCGGTCGCCCATTCTTCGCCATTCTGTTCATCGTTCTGGCTCTTGGGCTAATTCCATATAAAATAAGCAACCCCTAAAGTACCAAGAAGATGAAGCACCTCGTCGGACACATTGAAGGCGTTTGGATCTCTCGGGTCATTCACCTCGAGAAAATCATGTATCGAATCGCTGAAAGGTGCGGGTTCACAGTCGTGGGCCGATCCTTTCACCAATTTGAACCCCATGGAGCCACGGGAGTTCTCGTGCTTTCTGAAAGCCACTTTAGCGCTCACACATATCCTGAATTGAACAAGATTTACATCGACGTCTTCTGTTGCTCCCCTAATTTCGATACTGAAACGACCTCCCTCGTCATTGAGGAGGAGTTTGCGGCTCTGAAGGGGTCGTGGAAGGTTGTGGGGCGTTAGGCTTTCGAGGTCTGATATTAGCCTGGCGAGGAACTTCAGGAAAACTATAAGTACATTCACCTATCTTTTTCGATTGTTCGATAAAAGTCATGGGGTCCATACACCCTTTCATAAAGTTGCACGTCCAGCAACACGGAACGGTGTTTTCTGTTGTGTAACTTCCCTGCTGGTTCAGCCGATCTATGCCGTTCAGACGGACTTCGAGGTCCAAGTGACCGCAGTAAACACACGAACTCGTGAGCATTTTTTCCGCCTCTTCGTCAGTCAGGTGCCATTCTATGCCTTTGGATTCAGCGGTTCTTCGTATACCAGACAACCTGTCTTTAATATTGAGCTTTTTCCAGTGTGATACCCTATCCTTTGTTTTATCTGTTTTCACCCATTCACAAGTCTGCTGCATGTTGTGCTCTTTTGGTTCGACTTCTCCATTTTTCTTGCGTTCCCGAAATGCTTTAGAATAGTTCTTTTCTTTGTTGAGTTTTGCGTGATATTCTCGACGTTCGGGGTCCGCGTCTCTAGCTTTATTCTTCTCACGGCACTTTTTACACGTGTTACATGGACCACGAGCCCCTTCAAATTCCGCAAGAGGTTGTGGAGCGCGAGTACAATTTGTACATTTTTTGGTTTGATCGGACATCCTTTATACTATAGGGGGTCTTTTCTTTAAGTTTCGACTCCAAGAACCTAGAACGTTCTTGGGGCCGAAGCCCGGTATTTTTGGCGAGTGTGGTCAACCACCCATATGAAATATAACGTACGCAAGTCCTCCCATTTAATTGCTAAATGCGAGGCCCCCCATCCCGGATTGAATGCGCAGGATGTTGTAGTTCACCGCGAACATCTTCTGCAGAGGGGTGGTCAGTGCCTTCATGTTCAGGGACACCTGAGCGTTGTCAATGCGCGAGAAGTTGCAGGTGCCGGTTGGCTGGTGCTCCTCTGGCTGCAGGGCGAAGGAGTACACGTAGATGCCTGGGTAGGGCGTGCCCGAGTGGTACACGTATGGCTGGTACTGGTTGAAGTACTTGCCCAGCTGCTCCTTGAAGCGGTCCTGGCCGTTCAGCACCAGCTTGAAGTCCTTCATTGGGCCGACCTCCTTACCGGCGGCGCCGGCCACAGCGGAGCCCTCCTCAATCCAGAAGATGTTGGAGGCCAGGGTACCCGCGTACAGACGGGGGGCACCGATGGTGTGGGGCAGGGTGCTGCCAATCGTGGTTGGCGCCACGTTGGCAGTCACGTGCACGTTCGCGCACGAGGTGGAGAAGTTCCACATGCTGTTGGTGGCAGTGGAGGCGGTGTTCTGGTAGCACCACACCAGCTCCTTCACTGGGTGGTTGAAGGACAGGCGCACCGTCTGGGAGGCGGAGGTGATGGAGTCACCGCCGGTGTGCTGCACCTGCTCGATCAGGTACTCGTGGCCCTTCTGGGCGAAGCGGCGGCGCTCCTCCGTGTCCAGGTACACGTAG